TAGTAGTAGACTCCGCAGGAACAAAAGCCTCGTTATAAGAAACATGATTTATATGATAGTGAAGGTGGAGTTTTTTTTGATATATAGTGTAGGGTAGTAGTATGTTGTGAGATTATCTACTTAATATATGATAGCCTTTATATATATATACAAGGATAGCTAATGATACTGTAATTCCTCTACAAAAAAGCATACATAAAATATATATTATACATTTAAATGATATTATACATTTAAATGATATTAGAACTGAAAGGGCTTGATAAATATATTAGTGAAATTAATAAGCATTAGTAAGCATTTAAATTAAATATTGACATCTGGTGACAATTACAGTTTTTTCTTATGGCTTCTCACTGGGCAAAAGAAACTGAACAATAGAATAGAAATCACCAAAATAATTATCAAGACTGCAACCACAATCCAATTGCCACTGATAATGCCAAGAAGCCACTCTCCTGATTTTTTAAACCAGCACTTCATTGTGCAAGGGGGTGCTCCATCATCATATACTTTATCTGAATCAATCTGGTTGAACCCTGTGACCCTATCAAGATGCGGTGCCGTAGCACTTAAACCTTCTTTAGTACATTCATTATCATGACAACACCTAAACAATGATCCCGAGTGACCACCCTTCCCCACAACTCTTACTGTATTTGTTCCTCTTATTAGGTTACTGACTGTTGCACCATAGCACATAGCTGCATCGCAAGCCTTAATTGATGTGATAAAGGTACTACATTCTGTCAGGCTTACAATACACGTTAATGTAAAGCCCACCCCAGATCCCCATGCTCCATCAATGTTTTGGGTATGTAAATCCACTTTACATGGGTTCTCTGCCAAGTCTTGAAATGATAAATCTCTATTGAGAATTAGGTTAATGTGGTCTTTGATGGTACTATCTGGGTCCACCCATTCCAGTAGATTGGCTGTTAAGTGCGGTTGCGTGACATTAAATGACTGAAAAGAATCTTTTGTAGCCATCATCCTTTGATATCCTGAAACTGTATTCCCTTGATACTCACAAACAGGTGTTGTAGCAAACCCACATATCTTTCTAAATGATCCTGTGTGTTCTGGGCACCTCATTCCAGATGTTGTTGACATTATATCACCTGGATCTCCAAAATTACATGTTGTAGTACACCATTGCTTGAGAATTAAGCCCCCTTGTTCCAATGGTCCCAAAAAGAGGAGTGTATCTCCAGGTTGCAATTTGGCCACTGTTCCAACCATACACACCTTCAGTGAAGGAGTAACAAGGCAGTCATTGATATCAATGGTTTTGCAAGTCTGCTCAGTACCCAATTGCACACAAACCTTTCGTGTATACCTCAAGTTCACTACTTTGTATGCTTTACCTACAGATTTTAACTTGTCAAGGTATATTCCACATGCTGTACAGCCTGTTCCAACCCCTGGACAGTCAGGTGGGTTACAGCCCCAACCTGTCTCATATTGATAGTCCTTCTCAAAGAAGCATTTAGCACTTTGCCAAGGATAAACATATCTTTTACATTCACCAAAGCAGTGAAATGCTGTCTTAATGTTAAATATTGCATCCATCCAGTGTCCTAATACCTGAATGTCAGCATGTACAGTTTGTCTTTCAATTTGAACATGAAAAGGGATCTTTTCCTCTCCATTTGCTGGATTCATGATAGTTCTTCGGTAGTTGTATGAGGATGATGATGGCAATGCAAAATCCAACTCCAGGTCAGTTTTCATAGGGATCATGCCCACACCGTGTGCTGTGTCTGTCCATCCAGGCTCAAGGAGCGGTGTATCTGCACTTGCTGCCCAAATAACAAGCTCAATTGTCAGTAAAAAGCCCCATACAAGCCCGACATAACAACGGCTCTTGTATCTAAATACACCTAGAGTTCTGTAACAGCCAGGTTTAACATCCTGCCTTTTCAAAGATTTCTTCAAATTCTCCTGAAATCTTGAAGTTAGTTTGCAGATTGCAAAATGTGCTTGAAGTGCACTTTCTGTAGATTCTGTCAATGTCATGCAGTAAGGGCATTGTCCTTCAGCACAGCTCTTTTTATGACAATCGAGTTCTTTTGCTGTTTCACATTCATGATTACACACATCACATACCATGGAGCCCATTGTCTTCTGATATTCAACCTTTACTTTCTCTAATATAAATTTGAATTTTGACTCTGATGAATAATGAGAACATGAATATGTTAATAGGCGAAGGATTTTAAGTATAATTAGAGTAATTAAGGGGATAAGGAGCCATCCAAAACAAAAAGTAATGAACAAGGCTGTTGTTGCCCACCCGTGAATACCTGGAACACACATCTCTACTGCCAATGAGTGGGCTACACCAGGCAACAGTGAAAACAAGCTAGTAAGTGTGTAGATGCATTGGCCTATTACTAATGTCTTTGTTAGGATTATTTTCTTTTGTCCATTACAGTAAACTATTATATCCTGGTCTACACGCTGGCAAACAAAGTTCACTCTTTGCTCAGAGCCTCGAAATTCTTGAACTTTATTTACTAAACATGTTGTTGAACTTATATTAAAAATACCATTTTCTGAGTAAGCCTCACATGATGCACCTGGACCTGACAATGTACAAAACACTGTACAGCCGGTAATCCTTTCTATTTCCCCAGGGATAGGAACAAATCCACTCCATGTCACAGGTATTGTTTTCTTATCACACACACTATGGTTTGCTTCTGCAATTATCCCAGGTGAAAACACATATTCTGGATCAACTTTCCTAACTAGTGTTGAAAGAGAACTGTACATAGGAACACCTGCAAATGCTATACCCTGGAAAGTTTCTGTAGTTTCTGTATGAGGAACTTTACCAGCAATCAGTCCTGCAATTCTCATATTACCTTGACCTGCTAACTCAACGTCATGGTCTTCTCCATGGGGGTTTAATACCATTCTAGTGAACACCTCTGCAGACCTGAAATCTTCTAATAGTGGAACATACAAAGGTTCAGATTGCTTACCGAGGAAACAGACATAATATCCTTGAAAACCATTTTCTGTACACCCTATTTTTGATATCAGCTTTTCTAACTCAACAGCCAACTTTACTTGATTATTTGCTTTTTTAGCCACAAGGAAGCAATTAGCTGGCACTGTCATTATGTCATAAGTATGTCCTGGCTGTGTTAATGCCATTGTATGGACAGGAATAAAGCACAACCCTTCAAGAAGTTGGCCTGACACACAGTATGTCTTTTCATATGTGATTTGAACTCTTTGTAAGCCCAAGCCTACCATGCAGCTCCTCATGGTTGTGCAGGTTTGAATTGGGGCAATCAAGTGAACTGTTGGCTGACAACTTGTTTGATTACATGAAAGGTCATAACAGAGTACAGTCTTTCTTGCTTTAAAATTAGTCTCAAACACATTAATTGGAATTGTGCATGTTCCTTTTAGACTGACTTCCTTAGATTTCGTTTCAAATGTTGTAGTTGCAGCATTTGTTGAGTCTGTGGTGCTCGCTTTCTTTGACCATTCTACTTGTGTGAATTTCTGCACTGTATTCGAGGGTGAATGCAAGTCAAAATTGCATGAACTCTCCAACTTTAAGTCCCCAATTTCTGCTAAAGGGATAATCCCTAACTCCACAAACCCGGTCACGTAGCCCTGGCCTAAACCGACTGTGTGAGGACATTCTACCTTTAATTCATATAGGGTTTTTGTGTGCCCTGTTACCATAGTAGTAAAGCACCACACGATGAGACTGAGCCAGCCAACCATATTGATATTTTGACTCTTCTGTCTCGCTTCTTCTTGCGGAGTCTACTACTA